CGTTGACGCCCGCGATGGTGATGACGTCACCGGCTTTCAGGACACCGGTCGTGCTCGCCGTCCAGCCGTCGGTATTGAGCGTCTGCGAGTTGGCCTGCGGCGTCGAGTTCGAGTTCTGCGTCGCGCCGTTGACCAGCGGCGTGCCTCCGAGAGCACCGACCGTGTGGTTAATGATCGAGGCGCTTTCGTAGGTATCGAACCCGGCATACTTGCCGATCTTGACGCGTTCCAACGCCGTCTGCGTCTTCTGCTGTACGAACAGAGTTTCTAGGTCATTGGCGACGTTGAGCGCCGCTGCCGGGTTCAGAACCGCATTGAGCGTATCCTGAGGAGCGGCATGCTCGACGAGCTTCTGGCGCGCTCCACCGAGCGTCAGGAACGATGCCGGGGTCGTGCCCGCCGTGCCCGTCCACATCGGCACCTGATTGTAAAGGCTCATCAGCGAGAGTTCGACCTGCTGAGCCAATTCGATCATGGCGGGTTTGATGTAGCGCTCGGAATAATCATCGACCGTCAACGTCAGGTCCTTGGACACGAAGTCCCAGGAGACATGGCGCTGCGTATCGATGGCGATCGGCACCGTACCTTCGGTCACGTCTGACGACACGCGCGAGGCACCGGTTGACGACCTGAACTTGACCGGCTTGCGGATCGAGATCGTCGAGCCGACCTTGTTGAACTCTTTCGAATAGTCGCGATGGACGAGCGAGCCCATCACGAGGTTGTTTTCGAGCTGCATCAACGCCTCTTTGGCGATGACGCTCGGGGTAATCAGGGTGTTGGACGAGGCAGTCATGGTCTGGTTTTCCTAAGAATATGCCAGCACGCCTGCGGTCACGATTGTCCCATGCGGACCTTCTTGTAGGTCTCGTAGTCGGCCGTGTTCAGGTCGACTGCGGCACTCTTTGAAGATCCACCGGACACCGTTGAAACCGGCGCGGGTGCTTGGCTGATGCGTTTGGTTGGGGTTGGCTTGACGCCGGCTGCGAGCTTGCCGATTTCGACAAAGACGGTCGCAGGATCGGAACGACAGAGGCGCGCGGCTTCGCGCGGGTTCTTCAGCAGATGATACGCAACGAGCGCGCCGTTCTCGACGCGGGACAACGCTTCTCCCATCACCGGCGTGATCTGCGGGCCGCCACGTTCGGTTGGGAGGAAGATGTTGTCGATATCCGGGATGTGCTCCCGCATTTCTTCGACCTGAGCAGAGATGATCTGCTGCGTCGTCTGTGCTGACCGGGATTCGAGATCGCGGACTTTTGAAACCGTGTCTTCGAGGCGTTCGGCCTTGATCGCCCTCTGGATCGCGTGGGTTTGCAACCCCTCGAAATCCTGCGGATCGATCTGCGGCTTGGCCTGGAGCTGCTTTTGAAGCTCGGCGGCTTCTGCCCGGAGCCGTTCAACGTCCCTCGCCGTGTCGTGCTTCTGACGCGTGAGTTCGTTGATCGTCGACTGAAGCTTTTCAACGCGCGGATGCTTGGGGAGGTAAGTCCCGTCAGAGGCTCGCGGTTGTTCGCTTTTTCCGGGTTCGGCTGCGGCTTCTGCGGTGTCCGGCTTGGCTTCCGGCGCCGCGTCGGTTTCGGTCGTGGCAGGCACAACGGCCTGAGCATTGGGGTCAACAACAGGCGTGGCGACAGCTTCCGCTGCCGGTTGGGTCGTGTCAGACATGTGGGATAACTCCGGGATGTGGCGCGGCTAATCCGCGAAAGAACGCGACGGCTTACTGCGAGGGGTTTGAAGCCTCGGAAGGTTCAGGCGGCGCCATCAGCTCTCTGACTTTGAGAGCATTATCGATGTGCGCGCCTTGGATCTGCTTGACGGTCAGCATGTTGCCGACCTGCGCGCCGTGCAGCGTCACCGCTTTGATGGCGTTGTTCAGCACTTCGCCGTGGATCTTGGTGTTGGTGAGCTCAGCTTGAGCAGCTGTCTGATCAGCCTTTGCTTGAGCGGTTCGTACCTTGGCCTGCCCCTCGGCCAGAGCCAGCTGTTCGCCCGGATTGGGCGGCGGCGGCGGAGGTGGCGGCGCGTTCGGGTCTTGCAGCGCTTGCGGCGGCAGCATGGCCTTGAGGCGTTTCGCGGCCTCCTGAGCGTCGGGAATGTCCATGTTGCGGACGGCGATATCCGCAAGCAGCGGCGCGAGTTCGGGCGGCAAGGCCTTCATCAGTTCGACGATGGCGTCAGCGGCTTCCAGCCTCTTCGACGCGAAGCTCGGGCCGATCGTCACCCGCACGTCAAACCGGCCTTGGTTCAGGTCGTTGACGATGACCGCCTGACCCTGGTTGTCGTAAAGCGTCTTGTTGATCGGAATGAATTGTTCCGAGCCGTCCTCGGCCAACATCCTTGCCGTGCGTTCGTTGTCATAGATCTTCGGGATGAGGTCGATCAGAACCCGGCCGCATTGCTCGATCGAGCGCTGCAGGTTGTCCTGGTAGTGGAAGTTGGCCGTGTCGCCCTGGTTCTCGCGGCGTTTGATGGCGACGCCCGAGGTTTCATTCGAGCGAGCACCAAGGGAAGCATCATAGATGCCGGTCGTTGCCTTGATGTCGTCGGTCGCCATCTGGCCTTCTTGCCAGAGCGCTTGCGGAGGTTCGGGTGCTGCAATACGCGTCGGCGCGTTGTTTGGCGCCTTGAGGTCGGGCGTGTATCTGAGATACGGCCGGTTCTTGGTGTTGAGCGTGTCCCAATCGGACTTGTGCTTGCCGATCATCTCGTCGGTGACGAGGTAGGGGCTCTTCGGGCTCAGAGCGATGTGTTCTGCCGCGGCAGAGCGGTAGAAGTTATAAAGCTGCTGCGGGTCTCGGGCGTTGCGCAAGAGACCATGCCGAATGGTCATCGTCTCCAGCGGGATTTCCGTGCCGATCACCGCGATGATCGGGATGTGATTGCCCGGCCATGCGTTGGGACCCGAAAGAACTTCCGCGCCCGTGACCAGACTCTGCTCGATGCGGTAGCCTTGCGCCTCGCGTTTCTTGACGATCGGCCCGAACTGCATTTGCATCTGGTAGAGCTTGATCATGTCAAGCCCGGTGATGTCGGCCGTCGCTCCGCTCTTGAAGGCCGCGATGGTCTTTTTCTGCGGTTTCTTGCACCAATATTCCGCAACCAGAACGTGATCGTTGTGCGCCCAGAAGACCGACGATCCCATGCTGTTGATCGTGTTGTAGGAGCGGATCGCATCGACGCTCGTTGGCTGGGCGTCGGGGTATTTCTCCTCGAAGTCGTCCTTCGGCATCATCTCGACGACGATGCACCACATGGCATCTGAACGGTCGGGCTTGACCGATGCCGGGTCCCAATAGACCGCCAGAGGATAGGGAATAAGCTCAATCGAGAGTTCCTGGTCGAAGCCGTCGTCCTCGACGTAGCGCGTGTTGACGCGCCAGTGCCCTATTCCACAGGCGGCAGCATGATAGGCAGCGGTGGCATAAACGTGCTTGGCGCTCGAGCGGTATTGGATGTCTGAGATGATCCCGTCGTAGGTCTTGGCGAGTTGCGGGTCGGTTTCTCCATCGACCGGGGTTGCCTTGATCACAGGGGCGTTCTGGCGAATGTCGTTCGTTACCTGGTGCAGGAACTGCGGAAGCTTGTTGACCGTCAGCATCGGCCGGTTAATGCGCGCCTGCTTGGCGTATTCCGGCCATTGGTCTCCGGCCAAGAACCGCATGTCGGCCGCGGCTTCGTCGCGGTTGTCCTTGTCGTGGTTATAGGCGCGCTCAAGCCTCTTGCGGACCGTCGCCACGATGTCGTCCATCGCCTGCACCGCATAAGCTGGCGGCGCGTCCGACTGCTGAAGCATAGGCCCGTTGGGGCTCTGCTCAGGCATGGGAGCTGCGTTATCGTAGATCAAACGTGATCTCCACGCGGACGCGGCTAGCGTCGCGGTCTATGTCATGGAATTGCACGAGGCGGACGATGCTGACGTTTGCCGCCGGCAAGCTTTCGATTGCTTTGCCGATCAGTTCTTTGAGGCGTTGGTCGTCCATCACATCCCCATCCAGGCGCCGTCGCCGAAGCTCCGTTCGTTGTCTTCGGTTGCCTCGGTGATCAGGCTCATATCGACGGCAAACGTCAGCGCCGCTGCGTCTCCAAGGTCGGGAGAGAACATCAAGCGCTCGCGGATCTTGTCTTTGGCTTCGAGGATCAATTGCCCCGATGAATTGAACCGGGTTGCGCCGTTGCCGCGCTGCGGTGCGCAAACGTCACCCTGGAACACGTCTTCGTCCGGAACCTGCACACCTGCCGGATCATCAAACCAGGCTCGCATCCCGTCCCACATCTCAGCGCGGCGGTTCGCATAAGCCGTCGGATCGAATGCTCTGGCACCGAAGTTCACGCCCTCAACCAGATCTCCGAGGATTTCCCGCAGCCGATCGTAAAGTCCCGCACCTAGGCCGGTGGTGTCGATGACGACCTTCTTGAGCCCGAGCGGCAGAAGCCGTTTGACCTCCCGCTGAATGTCACCGGCCGTTGCCATCAGATCGTTGTTGTCGATGCGCCGACAGACGTTGGCGCCCATCCTGCGTCCTTGCCGGTCAATCAGTCCCGTCTTGTCTCCACCTCCACGAGCAGGATCGACGCCAAGGATCATCGGCCCGTAGCCTTGGACCGAGGCTTTGCGGGCTTTCAGGACCTTGACCGGTTCGATGAACGCGAGATCGCCTGCGGTCTGGAATGCTTCTTCGGCGGTTGCGGGATATTCCTGTCTGAACTTCCAGCACGGCTCGTCAGGTGAACCTCCGGCGATCGTCGCCATGTCGCGGTTCTTGAGCCACGCCCAATAGGTCTGACTTCTGGTTAGGCCGTGGACCTGCTCGTATTCGAGGAACTCGGTCGGAGCTTCCCAACCGGCTGGCGGTTCGGTTGCATATTCCTCGTGCCAGAACCACGGGATGAAAATCGCTTCGTATTCACTGTCACCGCGTTCTGCGGCCTTCCACTGCGAATAAAAGCTGTTGCCGATGCCGTTGGCTGTACTCTCTCGAATGTCCTCGGTCTCAGGCGCATTGGCGATCGCTTGTCCGATACCGGCTGAGTGGTTTTCAGCGTTGGGCCAGAACGCAACCTCTGAGCCATGAAACAACTGGATCGTCTCGGAACGTCCTACTTCGGCGCTTCCAGCAGTTGCCACCTTGTAGCCGCTGTCGAGCTTGGCGAA